TCTTGCACTTGGATTCCCTAAATCTGTTTGTACTGCTGCAACTGCTGTACTAACTGCTGAAACATCATCACCAGCTAAAGCAGCACCAGAACCACCAGAAAACTTACTTCCAGCACCTAAATCGAATCCACTATTAACTTCCCATGTAGAACCTGTGATTGTATCTACCACAGTTTTTGAGAAATCAGTAGTACCAGATACATAAAATTCACAATTTTTAACAACTACATTAGAACATGCAGCAGTTACAAACTCAACTACAGCAGTTAAAACCTTAGTCATAAAGATACAATTTTGAATTAATGCATTATCTACACCATTTAAACTAAATACGCAATCATTAGCATTACCACTAACATAACCATTTTTAAAATGATTCAATGCGACAAATCTATCACCAGTTACTGTGAAATCAGTAACAACCTCTTTATCAGTTACATCCCTCGATTCACAACCAATTAAAGCACAATCCGCACCTGAGATTGTTCCAAAAGTTACAACTGAATCAACAGCAGTTACAAATAATGCATTACGAATAACAACATTTGCTGCTGAGATTGTCCATGTTGCTCCTGTGTGACCAAATGAAAATGTTGATCTATCAGAACCTTGACCAAGACAAATTACCTCAATTCCAGCTACATCAAATGTTGCTTTTGCTCCTGTTGTTGTATAAGATTCACTATGACCTTCTGCAACAATAATTCTATCACCTTGATTAGCAGTACATTTATTAATCGCTTGATCGATTGTTGCTAAAGCTTGCGCCCATGATTTACCAGTATTACTTGAAGAACCTGAGCCACTATCAACAAAATAACTATTACCTTGATTAGAATAAATTGTTTGATTTCCTACATTTAAGGTTTGTTTTACATTAACCTTATCAAATGTTGCTACTCTACCATTATAAATAAAATCGTTTAAGCCCATAATATAGACCTCCTTATAATTTATAAGGGAAACACTACCACTATATAAGTGGTAGGACACTTATATTATTAATTAAGATATACATCCTTCTAATACATAACCCATATCAGAAGCAGTAACTTTTGCATCAAAATTCATAAAAGCTTCTATAATATCACTATGTACGTTTTCATCTCTCCATCTTCTTACACCACGCATTTTATTACCTTCTCTACCCCATACAAAAGTATAGATTGCGCTTGGTTCTTCCATTGCTGGTGTATTAGTAACATGTCCTAACCATACATCACCTGTCCAAATTCTAGAAAATGAAGCAGTTTGACCTTGATTAGCTGTGTTATATGAAGCTCTACCAATTAAAATTTCTTCAATATCAAATATTGATTTTAAATCTTCAATACCAGCAACTCTAAAACTATCGTTTGGTTTTCTTGCCAAAATTTGTGGATGATGTTTTAATTTTTTCCAAACATCATTAGATATAATCATCTTGTTAACTTTAGCACCAGTATTATCCTCAACAGTATCAATACCAGTTTCGATATCTGAGATAGGGTCTGAGTTAACATAATCATCCCATAGATTACTTGGTGTAGCTGAATTATCCCAATTACCAGTTGTCATACAAAGTGTTTCGACAACCCTTTCAAGTTTTAAAAGAACTTTGTTTGTTACAAAATTAGTTTTAGCTGTTTCAATTCTTAATACTGAATCTGCATTATCTCTAGTTTCATCTTCAAGAACTGTAGAGTCTGCAATTTCTTCACACATGTAAGAGTCTGTTGAAACTCTGAATCCATGTCTAGTTGAAGCTGTACCTGGTGCTCTATATTCTGCTGTATCTGTAAAGTCGTCAGCTTTATTAAAAATATAATATTTATTTGATTGATTTGTAACAGGTACTAACGGTGCAACCTGTTCCGCTACATACATATGATTTTTATATTTAATTGACAAATTGGTTAAAACTTGGTCAACATGTACACTATTAGTTGTAGGTCTCATTTATTTCACCTCTCTTTAAATTTTATTTATTATCCAGCTATATAATTCACAATACCAGTCAACAATACTTTAATTTCATCATCTTGTGCTGCTGCTGCTTCTAAAGCTACAGCATTATATGTATTAGTATCAGCCGATACTGTCACAGCTCTACCAGAAGCTTGTGAACCAAGTTTAGCGTTAACTGCTATAGCTGCATGAGCAACTAAATTAGATATACCCATAACCATAACATTTGCTTGCTCTCCATCTTCTGGGTCATTTTGAAGAATACCAATAGGTACTTCACCATTACCACAAATAGCAACAGTTCCAGCAGCTTCAAGTTTTACAAATCTATATTGTGATGAAGATAAATCTCCATTTGCTTCAAAAGTTTTACAAAGAATAGCATTTTCGCCACTAGCCATTACACACCTCTCCTTTCATTATCAAATAATCTGAATAATTGAGGATTATTTTTCTCAACTGCTAATATCGCTTGACTATAATCAACTTTGTTTTCACTCATATACTTAGTAACTTCATCATTGAATAAATCAGTATTAGATTTATCATCATTTGACTTAGATGAACCATTTTCTGATAAATTAACAACCGGTTCTAAGACTTTCATCATTTCTTTAGTTTCTTGTGGATTAGCTTTAAAACTCTTTTCGTACACAGGTAACATTTTTTGAGTAAGTTTTCCTTCTGATAAAGCAATAGATGAAACCTTATCCCACTCAGCACTTAATAACTGTGATTCGATATCTTTGATTTTTTCAGACATTTTTACATTATCTTCTTTAACTGCTTCTTCTTTTTCTCTCATTGTTTTTATTTCTTCTTCTTTTTCCTCATAATTTTCCTTTAGTTCTTTGTTTTCTGCTGTCATATTGTCTAAAGCTTCAGTTAATTTAGCAACTTTATTTCCAGCTTCAATCAATTGCTTAATTGTATTCATCATATCATCATCACTTGCTGTCTCAGACAATTTTAAAAGTTTATATAACTCTTTATTCATATTTACATTACCCTCCTTTTTAGTAATTTGTATATATTCGCAAAAATCTGTATTAATGTTTTCACTAAGCATTACAGGATTCATGCGTTTTATAAAAGGTTTATTGGTTAACCCTCCACCAAATAAAACATCTTTATATACCTTACCTGTTTCACTATCTCGATAATTAAATTTAAACTCAGGACTAAAATATCTATAAATTTTATCTTTTATTTTTTCTTCACCTAATTTAGTCCACTCAATTTCTGCCAATAACTTATTGCCTTTTTTAATTAAACTCTTAACCCATCCAGCCGCTTCACCTTTATGTTGTGAAACTTCATGTTCTAAATCTATTGGTATATCTACACCTCTAACTTTATCATTAAAATTACATATTACATTCTCTAATGTTTCATCAGTTATCTTTAATTCTCCATATACTGGATGTTTCCACTCACCAGTTCTCATGATTTCTACTAATTTATTATCACTACTATTATCAGATAAAGATATTAAATAATTATAGTTCTCACAAGCTTTAATCCAATTACCTTCATCATCTTTCTTAAACACTTTTTTAACTGCTGACCATGCTATTTTAGTTGATTGTTCTTCATCTTTATTTTGTCCAAATGCATTATTAAAAGCACTTATAAAAATATCTTTAGATTTACTAGGTAATTCTTTAATACTATTAGGTATATTATGTTTACTATAAGGCAATTTAGCACCTCCTTATTTAACACCTTTGTTCTTAATTTCATCTTTTTTAATTTCATCTTTTTTAATTTCATCTGTTTTAACTTCATCTGTTTTAACTTCATTCTTACCCAACAATCCCATTTCTAACTCTGTAATTATTTTTATAACAGATTTTGCTTCACCTATTAAATTACCATTAACACCTAACATCATTCTAGTATTAATTAAATTTATCAAATCATTAATCTGTTCATCACTTAAATATACTATTTTTCTATTCATTATTTTACCATCCTTCATTTTTTTTGTTAACTTGCTGCCATTGTTTTATTATCAATCATCCAGTCTTTAATCTTATTTACTAATGCTGTTGTTGTAGCTAAATCTGTAGCGTCATTTGAAAATGTTGCTTGCGCTCCATCTGAAAATTTAACCTCAGTAATGCTTGAATTACCTATAATAACTTGATTTGAAGCAGTTGTATAAACTTGATATCCAATAGCAATACTATTTGTAGCATCATCTTTTTGACTTGCATTATATCCAGCTGAATCCCCAATAAATACATTTTGGTTTCCTGTTATGTTTGTTCTACCCGAATCTCTTCCAACAGATACATTATTCGCACCAGTTGTATTACTATACAATGACAACCTACCAACAGCGGTATTACTTGTTCCAGTGCTTGAAATTAAAGCACTTGCGCCAATTGCAGTGTTGAAACTACTTGTATTTGCTTGTAGTACCGAAAATCCTAACGCTGTATTTTCGTTTCCAGTTAAATTACTTTCAAGTGTATACGTTCCTAGTGCTGTATTTGCTGTTGTATTACCAGCGGAGTTCAAAGCATTTCTTCCAACAGCTACATTGTTAGAACCTGTATTTGCATTAAGAGAATTATATCCAATAGCTACATTATTGTTACCAGAAACATTGTAATATAAAGCATTTCTTCCAATTGCTACGTTTGCAGTACCGCCAACATTTGTATACATGCAACGTCTTCCTATTGCCATATTACTGTTACCATCTTCATTTGAGAACAAAGCTTGATATCCAAGTGCTGTATTTTCTATACCGTCAACATTTGTAAATAGTGCTTGCTCTCCTACTGCTGTATTATAGTTACCAACAGTATTATTAGCTAGTGCGCTTTTCCCTACAGCAACATGACCAATACCGTCTGTATTATTTTGTAATGCAAATGCTCCAATTGCTGTGTTATTTCCTGCTGTAGAGCTTGTTTGCAAAGCCTTATACCCAATGGCTGTTATATATTGACCTGTTGTGTTAGATTCACCACTAAAAGCCCCAACCGCAGTATTACCGCTAATATTTCCATTAGCAGTTAGAGACCTATATCCAATAGCTGTATTTTCGCTTGATAAATTACTATACAAGGCAGTATAACCAATTGCAACATTATTACTACCACCAGTATTAGAAAATAAACTTTCTTTTCCAATAGCAACATTTTTTATTCCATCTGTAACGTTTGGTAAAGCTTGATTGCCAAATGCACTATTGTCAGAACCTGTTGTTAAATCTTCTCCTGAAAGATATCCATAAAAAGTATTTGAAGCATTACTTATCACATTTATTGCTTCAACAGTTATTGTTTTAAAATTCTTAGGAGGTATATAAACTTCCATATTACACAACCCCCTGTGTATAAGCTATATTTGTATTAGTTCCGTCTGCTATAGCATATATTTTTCCCTCATACATACCATCTTTATCAAATTTAATATAACCACCATAAGCAGCCAAAAGTAAACCATCATCAACAACTGCTGCTTCACCTAAACCTAGCCATACATCATAAGCACTATTATTAGTTAATATTAATGTTTTTCTTGTAGAATCAGCAGCAAAAATTTCACTACTAGAAGTAGTAACGTTTTTATTACCATTAGTTACCGTTGCACCTAATGTATCAGCTATTATTTTGAAACTCATATTAACACCACCTTTATTTAGTGTTATTTATTATATTTATTATATTTATTATATTTTAATATTCTGAAACTTTCATATAATACCTTAATAGTATTATTTAGAATTGAAGAATAATTATTGAAAATTAATATTATTGATATGGTATATATTATACTTCATGTATAATTTGTTATACCATATCAATAATATTATCATAAATTCATAGATGATAAAACCTTATTTATAATCAAATTAAATTTTGAGATTATATTTAAATCTTCATTAACATATTCAATTAAAAAATTATCTTTTAAATTTTCACTCACATTAGAAGCTTTTACAGAAGATAGAATATGTAATTTACTATCATCACACTTAATTAAATCCTCTTCTTCTTTAAAACACTCATATATACATTCAGTTAATTCTTTTTTATATCTTGGTTTAATAGTACACCATTTAGTGTAATGTAGTTTTATCACTTTTTCATTTATATCATGTAATTGTTTTAACATAATATCCTTAATATCCTCAGTTTCATGTAGTTTCATATTTAACTTATTATCTTTAATTCTATCTTTATAAGTAGTATTATTTGCTCTATTTTCATTCTCAGTTGTTCCCTTTTCTTCATCTGATACTATATCATCTTCTGCCTTCTCTTGTTTTGATCTATCTCTTGGTTTTGTTTCTTGTGATTGATCTTGGTAAACTTCATCACTTACTTTTTTATCTGGTAAATCTAGCATATCTCTTATCCATTCTTCTAAATCTGTATCTGGAATAACTAAATTACCATCAGTTAAAGTCTTGAGTACATTAATTAATCTTCCAGAATTTAAAGGCTTAAATGTTAACTTAGGGTACATGTTTGAATTAAAATTATGATTGACTAACTCAGGGATAGCATGAGAATTAATTATATTACATATATTTTTTGCTGAGGATTCGAGCATTAATAAAAACATTTGTGATTGATCGTAACTTAGAGCAAATGAGCCAGACGAAGAAGAACCTAAGTCCATAAATTGAGCCAATATCGATTTTGAAATAAGTCGATCTTGATATTCTATATATGGTAATACGTCAATAAGTGTCCTTTTACCCTCAAACATACTTAAATCAAAACCATCTGGTAAAGTCACACCACCAAATTCTGATGATCTAAGGTCTGTAACTATTTCTTTTGCCAATTCAAAATCATTTTCTGTATAATTTTCTGGAAGTTTTAAAGTAGGAGTTCCAACTAAATTACGCTCTACACCTACATTTAAAATCTTATATAAAAAATCTTTAATTGACCAATGTTTATAAGCCGATCTTATAGCCGATATTCCCTCAAAATTACCTTGCTGTTTATCATGAGAAAATATAAGAAGTTTATTTATATTAATATCAACATGTATATAACCTTGATTGACTAATTCTTGAGTTATACCTTTTATATCTCCAACTTTATCATATAAAAATTCATAAATTGTCGATTGTGGTCTAACTGCAAACTTATTCCATTTAAGATAATTATTTTTAACTTCAAATACTTTCTCAAACACAGAATGACCAAATTGAAACATAGTACATACATTTTTCAAAAATTCATCAAAACCACCTTGTATACCATTAGGATAATCGCCAAATAAAGAATCTTCAATGTAATTAGATATTTTCTTAGCTTCATCTGAGTTATCATAAGACTTAACAAACCATTGTGTAGACCGTAAAGGTAACTCTAACATAAGTAATATTGCTTTTATTTGTGAATCCGATCTACCCATACGTTCATAAATTGGAATATTATCTGGATGTTTTAAAGCTGACAAATACTCATCAGTATCTAAAGTATATTGATACATAGACCTCATAGAACGCCCTGTTGTTCCTACTTCTCTACGTCTTGTCATAAAGTAACTCCTTTCTTAAAATTTATATACTTTAGAGTATTATACTTTAGAGTATACTACTTTGGAGTATATAATTTATTTAACTAGTTTTAGAAATTTTACTTTTTGATACTTTACTTTTAGTATTACTAGTATATTGTTTTCCATACAATGTGAACATTTCAAGAATTATATCATTTTTAGCTTCTATTAAAATGTCATGTAATTTCTTATTCTTATCAATATATTTAATACTATCCATTATATCATCAATTTTTAATAGTTTTTCTCCTGTTTCAACAATATCCAATGCTTTTTGTAAATTCATTATTTAACACCTCGTTTTTTAAGAATCTTCTTCATTATTGATAATTAACTCCTCATTTAAAGGACTGTGATCTTTAACAATCGTTTGATTATCAGTATCAATCAATGGGCAATACTTACTTCTACCATTTTTATGTTTCAATATCTCAAGTGGCAATTTACACATATCAACTGATAACTCACAGGAAGTACAATTTAAAGGTAATTCTTTCATTTCTGTTTTAAATACAATCATTTCACATTCTCCTTTAATTAATTTATTTACCATACATTACTTAATTTAGGACGTTTAAAAATACTTATATCTGATACTGAGCCACAATTTTTAATCATTGCTATACCTACAGTACAACTATCAAGAATATTTGGTGATCTTCCACCTACCTCATATTCAATAAATTCATCTATAAATTCTTCATGTTCTCTCTTTATATAGAATCTTTTTGTTTCTGAGTAAACCCCAAAAGCTTCTATCTTAGCAGCCTTTGATTTACCACCAGTTTTCACACCCTCGATTGGAGGTAGTGAGTCTAATAAAAAACTAGATTGTGCTAAAGCTTTTTGATAAGCTGCCAATTCTATTCCAATTCTCTTAACATTACCACCATTCTCTTGGTATTTAAGATAATATTTTTCTATTATCTTTAATTGCTCTGGGAAAGTTAAGTAACCTGTGTAATATTCCCATAAAAATATTAATTTAGATATCTTATCAAAACCCATAACAGTTAAAGCAAATTTATCTAATCTTTTCTTTTCTGCTGTGTCCTTATCATCCGCTATAGCAGGGTCAACAGCGATATAACATTGTACATCCTCAGAAAAAATATTAAAATTATATTTCTCAGTTTCACCATAATAATTAAGCCAATCAGCATTTAACAGCTTATTTTTTGAAGCCGATCTATCATTTTGAATAACTTTATTCCATGCAACTGTACCAATTGCCTTCTTTTTTTCTAATAGTCTTTTAACTGACCACTTCTCACCCCATAATGGGATATTGTTAATTTTATCTAACCCTTTAAGATTAATATATTTATATGTTGAATTATCAGATAAAACACATAAAAGGTCTTTATTATGCTGTAGTGTACCAAGTATAATCTTACGTCCACCATCAATTACCCTTGAGTCAACTATTTCATTCCACCAATTAAATGTTTTACTTCTTTGTTGCTCACTAGCTGTATTATCTAAATCACATATATCATCTGCTATAACCCATTCGAATCTAGCACCAAGTATAGCATTACCAGTACCTTTAGCAACAATTGATGAATCTTTAGATTGCTTATCTTTATCACGAATAACCATTATCTCAGATTCAGACCATTTTGACTTATAATCTGGTTTTAATTCTGGAAAATCATTATTCAATTTCTCATTATGTTCTATATGCCATTTAATAGCTGCTAAAAATCCATAAGCCTGTGTTGCAGTATTTGAAATAATTGCTCCATGTGTATTACGATCATTAATTAAAAACCATAATGGTAAAACTAAGCTAAACCAAGTAGACTTCGCATGTTCAATAGGTACATGGATAATTATGGAATTAGATGTTAACGCTTCATATAACATATAATATTGATGTTTAGCTGTATTAGTATTCCATAATCTAATATAAGGTTTTATATATTGCTCACCAAATATACAAGGGTTAGAAAGAGCGTATTGCCTACGCTCTGACTTACTAGCGTTCCAAAATATGTCTCTTACTGCATTAGTCTGAGTTTCCCACAGCTTGTTGTATTCTGTCGGATAAGGATACGACTTTTTCTTTTCTACTTGAGTCAATTTCCAACAACTCCATTTCATCAATATCTTTCATTTCTTCTGATACATTTTTAAGTTTCTTATTCAAATCTGTAATTGAATCTAGTGTCATTGATACACTATTGGACAAAAGTCTTACAGCTTGTGCATTTCCTCTAATGATCTCTTTGTTAAACCTACCAATTAAAAGAGGTAATGTTTCATTCATTAAAGCTTTCATCACAGATATTTGCTCATCACTCATATTGTCTCTTTCAATATTCAACTCATCTTCTAACTGCTGGATTAACTTAAGTTTATCATTCATTCTCATATCATCAATATTTACATCATCTAATTGTGGTTTTATTAACTTATACATACTCTTATTTTTAATATCGCTCAACATAGTATCTAAGTATTCCGCATGAGAACGAATAATAAAATTAAAAGATTCTCTATCATCTTCATCATAAATTGGATGTTTCTTGATAATATACTCAGTTATAGATTCAATAGAATCACCCCTGAGTATCTTCTTATTAGTAAAATCTCGTATCTTTTCTGTAAACATGCATATAGGACATTTTGCTCTGTGAATCCTTATCCTATAATAGCTACTATCTGTCATATTAGTCTTATCCAATTAAAAACAACTCCTTTCATTATTTATTTTAATTAGCTAAACCTAGTTGATCTAAGGTCTTATTGTAATCATTAATATATTCCCTTATTATATGACCTAAATTACTAATTGCTTTATTTTTAGCCATTGTTAAGTCATTAGTACCTAAAGCATAATTTATAATATTATGTGATAACACAGACATATAATAATTACAATCATCTAATGCAATATTTTTATAAATATGAATTGTTAAATCATTATTCACATTATATATTTTTTTATATTTTATATATATATA